GAAATCTATTCATTAACTGGAAATTATTTAGATTCTCAACAATTTAAACACAATAATATGATTCCTTTTAATGGTGGTAAGGTAAAAGGAAAAACATATGACATGAATATTAATGAATCCGTTTTAGATAATATGATTGGCTCTGGTTCTCAAACTATCAAAAAAATTGAACAAGCTCCTCTTTTTAAACCTGAACAAAATATGCAGTGGGCTTATGGTATGCCTAATCAAAGCGATTTCTATCAATCGCGTGTTAATCCTGCTATGAAAAACAATAATGTCAAACCATTTGACACAATTATGGTCGGACCTGGTTTAGATCAAGGTTACGGATTTAATGGTAGCAATGGTTACAACTCTGGTATGGAAGCTCGTGATAAATGGTTACCAAAGACGGTTGATCAATTAAGAGTTGATACAAACCCTAAATTAGAATATGAACTTATTAATCACGAAGGTCCTGCTAACTCATTTATTAAAGCCGCTCCAACAGCTCAAATGATCGGTCGTGTAGAAAAACAAAGACCTGATACATATTTTATAAATACACAAGACCGTTGGTTAACAACTACTGGTGCCGAAAAGGGTGAAACCTTAAGACCAATTCAAGAAATGGGTGTTTTAAGACGTAACGATATTGCTAGCGAATATATGGGACCTGCTGGTTCAATTGAAGTGAAAGCTACAACAGCTCCACAAAATTTTGAACCTTCTAAGCGTCATGAAGCATTTCAAGGAGGTGTTAATCACTCAAGAGCTACAGGACAAGGTAATCATACAGATAAAGATGTATTTTTAAGAAGTCATACTAATTATGAGAATAATCGAAGTACTGTTAGACAACCTGAAACACATAGAAGCGGATTTAGTGGGGCAATTGGAGCTGTTGTTGCTCCAATAATGGATATATTTAGACCAACGCGCAAAGATGAAACTATTAATAATGTTCGTGTTTATGGTGACGCCGGAACTTCATCTATGGTTAAGGGACCTGTTTATAACCCTCAAGATAGTACTCCTACAACAGTTAAAGAAACCAATTTACACGCAATTAACTTTAATATTAATAATCAAAAAGAAGGTATGTATGTTAATAATGCTATGCCTGGAATACCAACACAAAGAGATTCAACTAGTTGTGAATATTATACAGCTGCTGGCGGATATGCTACTGGTTTCGGAGACATGAGTTATGATGCGGCTTATCGTCAACATAATAATGAAATTAAGTCTCAAACGATTGGTAATAGACCAAATCAAGGAGGAACGCAAATTTTCAATCAACAAATGCATTTAACTACTATTAAGTCTGACTCTGATCGCCTAGATGGTAGAGTAAATCCGGCTTATTCTAGTTTAACAGGATTGCCCCCCTCTGCGCAAACATATGGCGCAATTAGAGCTCCACAATATTACAATGAATGTGCTGGTTGTGACCGTATACAACCTGATATTCTAAGTGCTTTTAAGAATAATCCTTATACTCATTCTTTAACAAGTTCTGTTTAAAATAATAATATTAATTTAATAATTATTATTTTATATTTTATATTTTCTTGTTTGCGCTTTATTTGTTTTTAATATTTTATTTTTTCTTGTTTTTTTCCCACCTTTAAATTTTGTAATAAATGAATCTAGTTGTTGTATATCTTCTTTTGATAATGGTTGCCTAATCATATTTTGATTACTACCATTTTTTGTAATAAAATTTTTTAAATCTTTAGCCATTTTTAATGTATATTCTTTACCATCAGATAATTTAATAAGTTCTCCTTCATTAGTAGTTGTTTCTTGCGAAACAGGATCAAAAATTTTTGTAGGTGTTAGTGGTATTCCAGATTTTAATATAGGATTTTGAGACCTTGTTGCTGGTACTATACTTGCTTCTTGTTTAGCTCTTTCTGCTCTATTTGCTTCTTTTCTTTGTTTTTTTGCTTGACTTGCTAGTTTTTTTTGATTCTGTGTATTTAATTCTTTGCTTAATCTTTGATTTTCTAATAATTGTTTTTCTTTTAATTCATTTAATTTACGTTCTATATAACTATTAAATGGAACTTCTTGAGCAGTAAAATATTCTTCGCTTGTTTTTCTACCAATAAGCGATGAGGCAGTCGACATCACATTTCTTAATGTACTACTTTGAGCACTACTTATAATTTGGTCAACATTAAGTAAACTGGGACGCATTGATATAAAATATGCTACAATAAATTCTTTATCAGTATTATCAGCATTATCAGTATATGACATAAATATTTGAATTTGTAATTTACTAAGTAAGTTATTATATTCTACGTTTTCTAAATTTTCAGGACTTTCAGGAATTTCAGGAATTTTATCAGGTATTTTTTTATATTTTTGTATAAAAATATCATATAATTTTTTATATGCGTTTACATAATCAGTATTTAGTTTTTCAATTATTTCCTTTAATTTAATTCCTATAGCAATTTGAACATTTCCGGGATATAATTCTAATTTTGACTGAATTTCTAATATTGTATTTTTATTTTCTAAAGTTTTACAATCATAAAATAAGTTTTCTGAAGCGTTATCTTCATTAGTATTAAAATTAATTAAAAATCGGTCTTCATCTGATGTACTAATATTTTTTTCACAGTGAACGGTTTCTTTTAAATCTGCGGTAGCAATTCCAAACCTTATATTTTTTTCAAATTTTTGAAGATTATTTTTTTCACGTTTTATTTTATCATAACATACACTGTCAGGTGATATATATTTAAATGCACTAGATGCTTGGTTATATTCGCGTACTGTAAATGAAAAGGCATTTCCAATTCTTAATTGTTCTTTTAAAGTATCTTTTAATACGTAGAATCTTTCTTTGTACGGTTTTAAAAAATTTTGTATTTCTTTATCAATAACATTATCACAATTTGTTAAATATTGATATATAACTTTTTTCTTAAGAGATTGATATGAAAGCCCATATTTTCTTAAAACACGTCCTTCAACTTGTTCAGAATCACCAAAAGTATTACAAGCCTCTAAAATTAAAATAGCAGGATTAAATTTTGCATTAAGACCTTCTGTCATAGTTGGGTCAATTAAAACACATATAGGTTCATTTGCTGCGCCAGAATAAGTTTTTAAAAATCCGGCTGTTTTATTTTGTTCTAACAAATCTTTACCATCTTCATTTCCTTTTCCGATATTTTCTTGTAATTTATTTATTAAAATATAATTTTGTCCTTGACTTTCTAAAAAATTCGCAAATAATCCTAAACCAAAATCTTCATTATAACTATAAACAATGGGTAAATAATACCCCGTACGCAATTCATCGCCTTGTTTTACAGGGTCAGTATCATCTTTTCCATGAGGATGGTTTATAGCAATAATGTTTTCATCTTTTATTATAGGCATTTTACCAGTATTTATTTGTTTAATAAGTTCCAATGCATGTTTAAATTTTCTACATTTAAATATATCAGCCTTTTTTTCTGAAATAGTACTATCATTATCATCTCTTTTTTTATAAACATATTTGTTATATTTTTTTGAAGGATCTATTATGCTTTGATCTAAATATGAATAATAATTAATAACATCTTCTGAAAAATTACTTATAAATTTCATATTATTTACAAAAAATAATAACTTTTCTTTATAATCAAGCGATACTTTTTCATATTTATTTAAATAAAATATTGATTTTTCTTTATCTGTTAATAAATTTAAACAAAACTGTCTAATAAATTTTTTTTGTACATCATCAAAAAATAATACCTTAAGTTCAGTTATTTTATCAGGAAATCTAGTATTAATTTTAGATAATGGGTCATCTGATGATGGCTCTAATTCCATATCACATTTAGGATTATTATTCTTTATTTGAGTAATTTTTGTATCGTCATTAACTTGTTTAATTTTATTTATTTCAATTAAACAATTAATACTTTGTTCACGAGTAAATCTAATTTTATTTTTACTTAAACTATTGTAATCAATAGGGTTTGATGAAGTGTTCATAATTTTATTTAAAATTTCATTAATTTGTTTTAAACAAACTAAATTAATTGTATTTTGTAATTCATAATCATATATAGAAATCATTGGTGATAATGACTTTGCTAAATAATTAATATTAAATACAGGTTCGTCAATAACATTTAATATATCTTTTGCTTCAGAACTAAATGGACTAAATACCATTAATTCACTTGTAGCACTATCAACTCCAACGCCTGAACTTATTATAACTGTTTCTACTATTTTACTAGTTGGAGGTATTTTAGATTTTATAAAATTGACAGCCAGGCTTGGTAATGACTGAAGTACTGTAGAGTTTAACATTACTAACATATCATTACCGGTTCCACCATACTGAATATTTGAATATTTTTTAACAGTTTTATTTTTTTTAATAAAATAAGTGGGTTTTAATTTTTTTTTTGTTTTTCTACCACCACGAGATATTTTAATATCATTTCTATCTAATTTTTCATTGATATTTTTTTGTACACGTGACGTGACAAATGCATTAACACCTGCAGTAGCAATTCCTATAATTACTGCTGTTGCCACAATAGGTCCTAGTGATGGGATCGATAACCCGCTTACAGCTGCAACGCTACTAGGTATTAATGCTGTATAAGCTATACTAGAACCAAATGAAGTAAGAGTTTTTATCCATTCAATTTGTTTTATCATAAAAGTTACCCAAACTAAATCAGCTATTTTAGCAGCATATATAGATGATGAAAATTTATTAGATTTTGTAAGAAAATTTCCAAATTTACATAAGTCAGCAGGCGATTGTTGCATAGGAGTTCCAGACATTGTAATAACTCTTAAGGCCTTTGAAATAGAATCATTAAATAATATGTCTTCTATTAATGAGTGTTTTTTCATTGCCCCAGCAGCTTCAGTAGAATTATAAATATCATTTGTTAATAGTCTATGCGCTTCATCTATAATTATTATTTTGTTATCATAAATAGGAACTGCTTTTACATTTAAATCGTATATTAATTTATCAAAATTATAATTTACCAATTTAAAATATACATCAAAAAATTTAAAAACTTTATTTTCACCACCATTCGTTTTTATATCATTTTTTAATTTTTCCATTTCAATATCATCCTGAAAAAATAATACGTATTTTGTTAAATCATCTATAAACCCAGCGTAAATTCCAATTGGAGCTATAACTATAATTTCTAAAGGGTTATCAATACTAGAAGCGATTTGTTTTTTTTTATATGTATTCAATGCTATTAATAAAGATGTAATAGTTTTACCAGTTCCTACCTTATGTAAAAGCAAAATTCCCCATATATCTATACAAGATGTAAATCTTCTTACTGCTGATTCTTGTCTTCCATCTAAAATAAGTTTAATATTGTCATAAATTAAATTATCGGACATAGTATAAAATATAGCAATATAATTTTTATAAATTAATATTTTAATTAGTTTATAAAATTTATTATAAAATCATTATTATTCTACTTTGAATAATATTTTTGTTTTTTTGTATATTTTTTGGTTCTTTTTCTTTTTCTTTTTCTTTTTCGAGTTTTCCCACCAACTTCTACCGC